GGATCGCCTTTTCTATAAAATCTTTCATCACCGTCGTCCATTACAAAACTAGATCCGCCTAGTCTGTTAAAAAATACTCTATTATTTTCTCTGACAGGATTTACTCTTTTTTCTCTAGGTCCTGGAGTAGAAATGCCAAACACAGAAGAAGGAGTTTCTCTTTGAGCACTTGCTGTTGTAAATCCCCGTGTAGGATCATCTACTAGACCACGAATTGCAGAACCAAAAAAAAGGTCATTGTTTACAGGTTTGGGTATCTGCGTTAAATCGTCTGGAATATTTTCTACCTGATTTTTCTGATACTCCACAGTTGGCAGCTTTCTGTCGCCGCCGGCGTCGTTTATTTCTGTTGCAACATCCACGCCAGGAGTCATAAAATTCATTCCGGCCTCGGGTATGCAACCTATCCAATATCCCTGGTTTCCTTCTGTAAAAATAACCAGAACCTTTGAGCCTATTTCGGGCGGAACAAACCACATGCCATATGATTTTTGTCCGCTGACCCAGGGCAAATCCGAACTGTCAATTTGCAGCGATTGTATAGGAGTTGCTCCGAAAAAAGGAGGGCAATAGTCTACTACAATTTGGTTTTCTCGAAATTCCGGATTGTCACCTGCTTGTACTCTTGTTTGAAGGACCACAGTAAGTCGTCCCATATAGGTAGGGTCAACATTGTTTACTACAATTGCAATAAATGGTCCGGGGTTATGTGAGATGTCATAATCCCTGGACGTTGCCCCGGTTCTTCGTGATGTGTTTTGATATCTTTTTACCATTCTTAACTCCTTACTCCTGCGTCTCCGCCCGGAGCTCCGGGGTTAGTTACTGTAAATCCTGGGCCTGTGTTATCCGACCTTTCTTGTAATTCTTGATTTCTAAGCCGAACCATTTGCATTTCCTGTGTAAATCTGTTTGAAGATATTCTGTTTCTTACTGTAAGAATTCTGTATACACCGCTAAATTCGGCTACAGGCTCGCCTTGATTTTCTGGAAATATCATTTGCCCGTCTTGTCCGTAATCTATAGGTGTTTTAAACTCCAACAAACAGATAGGTTCAAAATATTGATAATCTAAGGTATTATCAGATGTTATATAGGGGTTACCGGTTCCTGGTGCATTATAGTTGCCAATACCGCTATCTGCTATAAAGAAGGGATCACCCCATATTTCGATATCCAATGTAATTAAATCAAGACCATTAACAATAATTTCATTAAAGTTTCTAGCAATTGCTGTTCTTTCGTCAGTATCACCCGTGCCGGCAGATCCGCCCTGTTGACCTGTGTTTATACCAGTCGCACGTTCTCTTTGCACATTTGCTCGTGGTCCATTTATTGTTTCCTGCTCTTCGACTTCCCTGGCACTTCGCACTAAAGAAAGAATTTGGTCGTCAAGACCTAGATCGGCACGTCCTTGTTCTTGAATTTTTTGAGATTTTTGTCCAAGATCTTCCTGCAATCCTTGAAAGAATGCTGTGTTAAATTGGAGGTCAAAATTGATAATATCGTCATTTGCACCGCTGTAAATGTATTCATATTTTTTTGGTGCAAGTCTTTTTAGTTGCTCTATTGGTCGATCTCCCAGGCTCTGGTCTGGTCCTAAAAATCTATGCGATTCTACTTTATACGGAACAATGCTGTATACATAGACTTTGGGTGTTTTTCCTGTAATTTTGTCCGGCTCAGTTACTTGTTCGTACACTCTGGTTTCGATTCTGAACCAATCTTTATAACCAAGAGAATCCGGTTCTTTTTCTGCTAGATCTTTTGCATACTCTGATAGAAGAACAACCTCTTCTATTATATCCTGTATTCTCATTTTTGACGGAAACTGTAGTACTCTACCGTCGTTTCTAACTGAGACTCTGCGAAATTGTATAAAATCTTCATCTTCGCTGAGTTCTCCGTCGTTGCGTGTTCCTGCAGAATCTCTTTCTACAACTATTCTGGAGTCTCCGATTTTGTTATTGAAAGATTCTAGTTCGTCAACAATGGCTTCTTCGCTGCCTCCTGAATTTACAGTTATCTCAGGCTCGTTGTTCGTTGTAACAGCACCCTGATCTTCTTGTGGCCCATTATTGGGTTGCCTGTTGGTTTGTGTTTCTGGGAATGCTATTATAAACTGGTCGGGCTTTTCTTTAAATGGCTCTTGTTCTTCGTCGTCGGATTTTGTGAGGTCTTGTTCTCTTTTTTCTAGAAACCCTGCAAGTCCTTGCCTTTGAGTATCCTGCCGTCTGCCCTGCAATCCTGATGTTAAAAATTCTCGCACACTGCTACCACTGAGAGACAGATTGTCTGTAATTGTTTGTATTTCGTCTGCATAGGCTTGATCGTTCCAGGCAACTGCTTCGATTTGATACTCGCTGCCTCCTGCAGAAACGTTGAATTCTATTCTGGTTAATTTAATGGGAATATATCTAGAAGTTGCAGGGACACCTACATATTCCCCCTGGTCATTAAACCCTTTAAAATCTATTTTTAAGAGATAGGGAGGGTCTATATAAGACGTTCGCTGAGGGTCTGATCTAGACACTGTAAATTGAAGTGCCTTTAAAAACATGCCCATAGAATAGGGCTCTTTCAGAGTAAATCTAACTATAGTGGCATTGGTCTGACGAGTGTTAGGAGTTTGTGCTAGCAGAGATTCCACTTCCAGATCGTCAAGAAAGTATTCTACTCTGATACCCAGATTTTCTTCAAAGATAGTAGGAGTTATGTTGTCGCCGTCTGCTCCAATACCACCTGTTCTTGCTATTAAAAATTCTGGCTCAGATTGTCTGTATGCATCAGGATTGGCAAGTTCCTCTTTGGTAAGCACAAAAAGAGATATTATGCTTGAATAACTGGAAAAAACAGATAGTGGGTTTGCAAGAGGCACATTACCGGCTTCTACGTCAGACTCTGTGTTTGCAGTCTCACCAGCAGAGTCAGTGGACTCTGTAGCACCCTTGTCGTCCTCGCCTGGATCTGCAGGACTGCGTGTACTAGGGGCACCAGGTGTTTCGTCTTCTAGACTAATATTAGGTGATTGCCCGCTATCTCCGTCGAAGCCTCCTCTGCTAAGTTCGTCTCGGCCTCTATCCTCTCGCGACGGGGGATCTGTAAGATCATCTCCGGGGCCGGGTCCTCGTGCTTGGGCGTCTGCTTGTGACCTTTGTGCTCTTTCTCGTGCAGTCTCGCTACCAAAAATTCTGTCACGAAGTGAGGTGTCTTGCTGAGCTCCGGCGGCAGTTCCTCGTCGCCGACTGTCAGCAGTAGAATCGCTTGATTGTGTTGGAGTAGTATCTTGTTGATCGTCTGTTGACGAACTTCGTCCTCCCCCCTCTCGATCCTGTCTTGCAGGTGCACTGGAATCTATACCAACAAATTGTCGTAGATTTGATAAAAAGCTCATTTATGAACCAAGCAGCCTAAAAAGACTGGATCTCCTAGGTAGAAATATCTCAACGCCAGACTGAAAATCGTATACAGGATCTTTTATTACATTCATGTTTCTTTGAGCAAAAACCCACCATAGTTTTTCGTTGTCATAGATGTCAAATGCCAGCAAATCTGGTCTCAAGTGATATTGACTTTGTATTGTATACGGAACATCGTCGTTGCTAGCAGGAACTGGCCTGATACTCAGTTTGTCTAGAAATCTGCCGTTGCGAATTGGTGTGTCAAACCAGGGAGAATCTGATGTATATTTTGCCATTAGATAAATCCTCCTGGGCTGGTTCCTCTGCGCTGTGTGATATACTCGCCTTTGACAAACTTGTCAAGACTGAATTTGTTAACTGTGTCTCTCGAAAAGGTTGGGAATACTCCAACTGAAATTTCTGATCTTGTCGGTACCCATGATCCCTGGCCAGATCCTATGCCAGGTACCTGTATGTAATCTACGTCTCCTGGCAAATTCAGCTGAAATTGTTCTACTATCACAGGCAGGTCTTTAAAAACAAAATCTCCATAACCGTTCAGCTTTAGCACCGGCGGCGGAGCACCTTGATTTTCTGACCTGCCATACGCCATTTTTGTAACTGACCTTAAAAAATGCATGGCAGCAAGCCAATAGCGAGCTTCTTGTTCATTTTCTGCTGTAAATTCACCCTGAATAATAAATTGATCAACTTGGCTGTTTTCGTAAATTGGAAAGGGATAATTACTGTGTACCGGAGTCAATTTATTATAATTTGCACTGTGCGTCATAAAAATGTTAGGAGTATAGGGCCACACCATGCTGTTGTTAGTTTCCCTTAGTGGTTTTAGAATTTCGGCATCCTGATAGGCAGAAAGATTAGGAGGAATCGACAGTCTTACTCGCCAGTCTTTGTTGCCAGATTCAAATAATGCTGGTGCATCTTCCTGGCTATCTTGTTGAGGTTCTGTGTCGGGAGGATTCCTAAGCAGTTTATCAACTCTGCCTGCTATATCAAATAACGAATCTACCATAAAATTACTCCTTGCAGTATTTAGTTGACAAAATAAACTGCATATATTATAATAGTATCAATAACTTAGGAGAATTCATTGAGGAAAGTCAATTATCTTAACAACAGAGACTTACTAGCAGAAATACACAAATCAAAAACTACATTTTGTTCTTTCACACAGCCTGAATATCATCGATACGACATTATACTTGCATCACTTGATCGTATCAATATACGCACAATCGCAGAAGCAAAGCGAAACAAAGCAAAGAGGTTATCTCAGGCAGACTTTGAAGCAAGAAAACTAGCCGGAGAAAAAGTAAAACAAGCAGAATGCGAAATAGATTACAAAAAAATCACAAAACATGAATTGATATTTCGCATAATGACCTTTGACCACATTCCCGAAGAGCCAGGCAGAAAGAAAAATCCCAAAACCGTAGCAGATACAAAAACAAAATTAAATTTTCCTCCTTTCCAGCACTGGAAGTTTGACGAAAACGACGACCTTGTTTGTGTAGGAAAATCACACTGGCGAGGCGATGTAGATACTGGCGAATTTTCTAAATCAAAAGGCCAGGCAACAGACAAGCTGGCCCGTATGTGGCTGAAATTGGTAGATCGTTACGCTACAAAAGGCAATGTTAGAAATTATACATACAACGACGAGATGAAGGGACAGGCAATTCTTCAGCTTTCTCAGATTGGTCTACAGTTTGACGAATCAAAATCCAATAATCCTTTCGCCTACTATACTGCGGCGGTAACCAATTCTTTTGTTAAAATTATAAATATAGAAAAGAAGAATCAAAACATTCGTGACGATATACTGGAAATGAACGATCTTGATCCTTCGTACACAAGAACCAATAATCACGAATGGGAAGCAGACCTACGCAGAGCAAAACAGCATGACAGCAACGACCCAAACGCATGAGACAATAGAACAGTTAACAAGCATCGAAAGATTAACATTTAAAAAGTTGCTCGATTCTCCCCTTGGAGAGAAATTTGAGTCTATTTCTCAAAAAATAAATTCTCAAAATCCTAGACAATTGCTGTATCATTTTGATATTCAATCTACAGAAATTCCTGTGTGCAAGTGCGGTACAGTTCTTTCTTGGCATGCCGACAAGAGAGAGTATAGAAAATATTGCAGCAAAAAATGCACAGCTCATTATTCTGTAAAAGAGAAGAAACAGAACAATCTCAAAAATCTCGGCGTAGAATGGCATACTCAAACAAAAGAATGGCAAGAAAAAACAAAACAAACCAGCCTCGAACGCTACGGTGCTGAACATTATTCGAAAACAACCGCATACAAATCTGCTGTTAAAAATACTTCTAGAGAAAAATACGGTGTTGATCATATAATGCAGTTAGGCATCGTTAAAGAAAAAACAAAGCAAGCGTGGCAAGAAAAATACGGATTTGATAATCCTGCAAAGGTGGAATCCGTAAAAAGCAAAATTGAATCTACAAACTTAAAAAGATACGGCGAATCGTGTGTTCTAAAAAACAGCAAAATTCAAGACAAGATTAAAACCACAAACAAGAAAAAATATGGGGTTGAAAATCCTGCTCAAAACTCAGAAATAAGAAAACAAATTTCACAAACAAGAAGAAAAAACTATTACCCTGAAAATGTTTTGTCTAGACTGGAAAATCACAAATGGCTCGTAGAACAAAATTCTCAAGGAAAGAGTGTTGGAGAAATTGCACAAGATCTCGAAGTGTCGCCGAGCAATCTAGCAAAACTGTTTCATAAACATGATTTAGAAATTCAAAGACATCAACACAGTTTCGAAGAAAATATCTTGTTTAATTTGTTCAGTGCTGACTATAACATAGTTCGAAATTCTAGATCTATTATAAATCCGCAAGAAATAGATCTTTACTTTGAAGAGTTTTTGCTAGGCATAGAAGTTAACGGCATTTATTTTCATTCAGAAAAATTCAACAAAACACAAACCTATCATCTAGACAAAACTATAAAGGCCACAGAAGCAGGAATCAATCTCTTGCATTTTTGGGACTTTGAGGTAAGACAAAAAACTTCCATAGTTGCTAACATAATCAAAAGCAAATTACACACTCTAGAAAATTCCATTCACGGAAGAAAAACACAGGTTGTATCTATTGATAAACACGCAAAAAAACAATTTCTCAACCAAAATCATTTGCAAGGAAATTGTTCTAGTTCCGTTGACCTAGGATTAATATACAACAACAAAATAGTAGCTGTTGCTTGTTTTTCACACAATAGATTTTCCAAAAACACCGAATACGAATTGATCAGATTATGCTCGTTAGAGAATCATTCTGTTAAAGGCGGCGCAAGCAAGCTAGTTAAGCATTTTGCGAGACAGTATATGAAGCCAGGAGAAAAACTAGTATCATATGCAGATCGACGCTATAGCCAAGGCAAAGTCTACGAATCTGCAGGATTTGAGTTCAAGCATCATTCTCCTCCGGGATTTTTCTATGTAGACAAACAGGGAAATTATGCAGGCTCCAGACATGCATGGCAAAAACATCTACTTGAAAATAAACTTGAGAATTTCGACAAAGACTTGTCTGCAGAAATTAACATGCAAATTAACGGATACCACAAAGTCTGGGATTGCGGACAAAGTGTTTACATTTTTGAAAATTAATGGTTGACTTTTGTTCTTAAAAATCATACACTTATAACATATGTTTAACAAAGCTGCGGTATTCACTGACCTCCACCTGGGACTGAAGTCCAACTCCAGAATCCACAATCAAGACTGCGAAGATTTTGTCGATTGGTATATCGATCAAGCAAAACAAAACGGTTGCGAAACTGGTATATTCTGCGGTGATCTACACCACAATAGAAACTCTCTAAATGTTACCACAATGCAACATTCGCTAAGAATACTGGAAAAGCTGGGAGAATCATTTGATCAGTTTTTCTACTTTCCTGGCAATCATGATTTGTACTACAAAGACAAACGTGATGTGCATTCTGTAGAATATGCAAAACACATTCCTGGCATTACAGTGATCAACGAACTATACGAAAGGGACGATGTTGCAATGGTTCCGTGGTTAGTAGAGGACGAGTGGAAACGTGCAGCAAAAATGAAGTCGCGCTATATGTTTGGTCATTTCGAACTGCCGCATTTCTATATGAACGCAATGGTGCAGATGCCAGACAACGGCGAACTAAAAGCAGAACATTTTGCCAATCAGGAATATGTGTTTACTGGCCATTTTCATAAAAGACAGCAGCGAGGCAAGGTTCACTATATCGGCAATGCATTCCCGCACAATTTTGCAGATGCTTGGGATGATGCAAGAGGCATGATGATTCTTGATAAAAAGAATGAAGCAGAGCCTGTTTACATTGACTGGCCTGATGCTCCTAAGTACAGAACTGCAAAATTAAGTGAATTGCTAGAACCTGCTGCTAACATAGCCGTACCAAAAAGCTATCTCAGAGTCACACTGGATCTTCCTATATCATTTGAAGAAGCGTCGTTTATTAAAGAAACCTATATCGAGCAACATGGTTGCAGAGAAATCACTCTTATTCCAGAAAAACAGATAGAAGAAATTTCCACAGACGTTGACATTTCCGCATTTGAAAGCGTAGACGAAATTGTTTCTAAAGAAATTACCGCAATTGAATCTGAATCTTTTAACAGTTCAACACTATTGAGTATATACAACGAATTATGATCCGCTTCAAAGATTTAACCGTTAAGAATTTTATGAGTGTGGGCAATCGAACACAGGCGATTGACTTTTCACACGAACAGCTAACTCTTGTGCTAGGTGAAAATCTAGATCAGGGAGGAGACGATTCTGGCTCAAGAAATGGCACAGGAAAAACAACTATAATCAATGCTCTTTCATATGCTCTATACGGTAGTGCGTTAACAAACATCAAAAAGAACAACCTTATTAACAAAACCAATTCCAAGCACATGCTGGTCACTCTGCATTTCGAAAAGGACGGAGTTGACTACAGAATTGAAAGAGGTCGCTCTCCCAATGTTCTTAAGTTTTACATAAACGATCAGGAACAGGATTTCACAGACGAATCGCAGGGAGACAGTCGTCAAACTCAGGACGAAATCAATCGTCTACTGGGCATGAGTCACGACATGTTCAAACATGTTGTGGCACTTAATACCTACTCTGAACCATTCTTGTCAATGCGACAAAACGATCAGCGAGCAATTATAGAACAATTGCTGGGTATTACTATTTTGTCAGAAAAAGCAGAAAATCTGAAAGAACAGATCAGAGCGACAAAAACTGCAATTACAGAAGAAACCACAAAAATAGAAGCAATACAGTCTGCGAATTTGAGAATTGAAGAAACTATTCGCAGTCTGGGCACGAAACAAAATGCCTGGCAGTCAAAACACAAAAAAGAGCTAGAAAAACTAGAAACGGCTATCATAGAACTGGAACAGTTAGACATTGAACAGGAACTGGAAAATCATGAAAAATTGCAAACCTGGCAGGATTACAATTCTGCATTAACGGCTCTTAATAAAGAAAAAAGCACACTTGAAAGTGCTCAATTACGTGCTCAAGACAGTGCAAAAAAAGTAGAAAAAGACATCTTAGAACTGGAAGATGCTGTTTGTTATGCTTGTGGTCAAGAACTGCATGCAGACAAAAAACAAGAAATTATGGACAAAAAAGCCAAAGAACTTGCAGACTCAGAAACCTATCTCAAAGAAGTAACAGACAAGTTAAATGATGTTCTCAAGGGTATAACAGAAATAGGCGATCTTGATCAAAAGCCTTCCACATTCTACGAACTGCAAAAAGAAGCCTACGAACACAGAAACAATGTAGACAGCCTCAAAAAAAGCCTAGAAAGCAAAAAACAGGAAAAAGATCCCTATCAGGAACAGATTGACGAATTAAGCAACGAAGCTTTACAGGAAATTGATTGGTCGTCAGTTAACGAACTTACAAATCTAAAAGAACATCAGGAATTCCTGCTAAAACTGCTTACAAACAAAGATTCATTTATCAGAAAGAAAATTATTGATCAAAACTTGGCCTATCTGAACAATAGGCTAACATATTATCTGGATAAATTGGGATTGCCGCACCTTGTGGAATTTCAGAACGATCTTTCTGTAGAAATAACACAGCTTGGCCAAGATCTTGACTTTGATAATCTTTCTAGAGGAGAGCGTAACCGACTAATACTGGGTTTAAGTTTTGCATTTAGAGATGTATGGGAAAGTCTCTATCAAAATATCAATCTTCTGTTCATAGACGAATTAATTGACAGCGGATTAGACAGTTCAGGTGTGGAAAATTCTCTGCATGTTCTAAAGAAAATTGGTCGAGATCGAGAAAAGAATATTTTTCTAATTTCGCATAGAGACGAGCTAGTGGGTCGAGTAAATTACATCCTTAAAGTTATCAAAGAAGGTGGGTTTACTTCTTACTCAGACGATATCGAAGTAGTATAATAATGAAACGCAGACCAGAAAAACACCATAGAGACCAAGTTTATTCAGAGGAGGACGATACACATGACATGCTCATCAAAGCATACCTTGAATATTACAAATATAACGAAGCATTTGAAAAAAGGTATTCGGTTAGGACTTACAAAAAAGCAAGAAGTTGGCTTCGCGAAATGAACTATCTGGCAAAAGAAAGAGCCAGAGAAATTATAGAAACCTATAAAGAAAACAAACATCTTAATGCAAGAAAAACCAAGAATGACTAAGGCAAACACCCGTAAGGCGTATATAAGTGCATGTCACAATGGACTTATCAAGGCAAACCCGTGGACGAAATACCCGATGATTACGAAGGGTTCGTTTACTTGATAACAAATCTCACCAACGGGCGCAAATACATAGGCAAAAAACTAGCCAAATTTAAAACTTCTAAACCACCACTCAAAGGCAAAAAAAATCGAAGGCGCGGGTATAAAGAATCTGACTGGAAGGAATACTGGGGTAGTTCAGACAAACTACAGGCAGATGTTAAAAAACTAGGCACAGAAAACTTCACAAGAGAAATACTTTATTTTTGTACGTCTCGTGCAGAAATGAGCTATTTAGAAGCATTTGAACAGTTTGACCGCAGAGTGCTTGAAACAGAAGAATACTATAACGGTATTATTAATGTAAGAGTAGGCGGATCAAAGGTTCTGATAGAATCACTGCAAAGGCGCAACTCGCAAGGCTAACAAGGACAACACTGGCAAGGATTGCCCGTCTTGAGGACGCATGAAAGACTGCGTTCAGACTCTGACGTGTCCACGTGAGAAGTATACGAAAGGCTTCAAAAGATTGGTGCTCTGAGAAAAAGCAACACCACGGCAAGTGATTTCGCTTGACAGGGATACACTGCCGCCCGTTGATATGACGAAGCTGGAGTAAGGGGTACAGGTCAACCGCCTCTGCTGCTGTAATAGCAAATCTCCTGTGTCAAGTATGGCTGACTCTACTCAGATGATGTCAAAGCTGTATCTTCGCCCTGTTGGGCGAAGTATGACCTCACTATCTAGATGATATCAAACAACAGCACTTCGTGCTGCCTAATATCACTTGTTAATAATATCATAATTCAATCAAAAAAGAAAATCCGTAGTTTGAGCGATAGCGAAAACTTGTATTAGCGAAGCTAATACACTAAATAGTTCTGTAAGGAATTTATTACTATGAGACTGCGTGAACTAATAGAGAATCAATCTGCTAAAAAACAGATACTGCAAAATTACGAATCTCTTTCTACAGCAGAAAAAGCTGCTTTTCAGGAACTTGTAACTACACGAGCTTCAGATTTTAAAAAAGGTGAGACTAGGACACTGGGAAATGAAGAATTTGAATGGCTAGGTGCACAATGGGCAAGCAAAAAAACAGGAAGAATGGCCACAAAGAGTCAGAGGTTACAGCTGAGTACAGATCAAACAGTGACCAATAGAGTCGCTGAACTCTATAACACGGCAAAAGATCAAGACCTAGTTAAACCTCTAGCTAGACAATTTAAATTGCAGAGAGCAGGTAGATCGGCTGAAAGAGCCGGTGATTGGGCAGGCGATGTTGCTGCTGACCTAGCAGGTTCTCTAAGAAAGGCAACAGGCGGAGTTGCTCCAGCAGGTCAACAAAAACAACAAGACGACGAGCTAGATGATATTGTTAAAAGACTCGGACAAAGAGGATACAACCTAGAAAAAAGGTAGACCGGTTTTTTTGGTTGAATCCAGATTGTCTTTTATGATTTTGGCAATTATTTCTCGTTCTTCAGCACTCATGTAAAATGCGTCTTCATACGACACTGACCCTCTCATAAACCAACATATTTTTAGAAGTTCTTGTTTTATTTGTTTAGACTGATTTTCCAGTTCTTTTACTTCGTGTAAAATTTCGTCAGTACTCCAGGTCAGGATTTTGATTCGAAAAAATTTGATTGATCAAAAGTCACAGGCACTTGATAAGATTCCGGTGCACCTTTTTCTTGATCTTCTTCTGTGGTTTGCACAGTTAGGGGAGGAATTGCAAAATTTTCTTTTTGCTTTTCGATGTGTTCGATAATTGCTGTGTAAAAATGTGAATCTGCATTTTGTAGAAATTCTTGTATATGCTGCCGATCTGTAACTGCAGCATCTTCCAATTGGATCTGTTCAATGCTGGACACAACCATGTTGATATTGAGCTCTGTCAATGCATAAAAACTCTGATTGAATCTTTCGATCTTTTCTGACTCAGACATTTCTTCTTGATTTTGCACAAGCGAAAACAGCCTCTGTTCTTGAAAAGTTTTTAAAGCATTGTCTGTGAATTCTCTATAAGTCAAAGGTCTGAGAGTTACTGTCATGTCGCCTATGTGCAAAGTGTTATCAAAGTGGCTGCTTTGTAATTGTTCTAGAACAGTTCTTAGATCAAGTTCAAAAGTTCTTTCTTCGTCCAGACCAGGAACAACTGTTTCAATGTCTAACATTTCACCATAAGTCGCCATCCTTATTGCTACAAGAATAGCATCTAGGTCTATGCTGGGCATGTTCCAGGCATTCTTAATTGCAGGAACACAGCTTTGAATTACATTAACTGTGGTCTGGCCGTTAAGCAGAGAATCCGGAGTTTTGAATGCTAATTCGTCTTTTGCAGTCATAGGATATACAGGAATTTCTCTAGATTCTGGCATTTCTATGTCTTGATCTTTGTAATACAACCCGTCGCTGGGCAGTGTGATATAAATTTTGGGCTGACGAAAATATTTCTTTAGTGGGTTATCGCCGGGTGCGAACTGTTCTGCCATTGGTCAACTCCGAATAAATACAATTAATGTTTTCTATTTATATAGAAAAAACTCGAGTTTTTTAAATTATGGCAAGAGATCAAGTCACAGGTACGTTTGGAAACGAAAAGGTTACACTTAATAATGCTGCAACCGAAGCTACGCTTCGGCAATTATTAAATCATTTCGAAAAAGTCTCTGGATCTGACACACAAGCTAAGGATAAGCTAAAAAAGCTAGGCGAGAGTGCAAAAAACTCCAGTGAGCATCTTAAAGACTGGACAAAAAAATTAAAAAGGTCAGAAAATAGATTTACTAGAGGGATAGGACACACCGCAGAAGCTGCATTTGGACTTACAAAAACATTTATTGACGGATCAACATCATTAGGCGAATTTTCTAATCATTTAACTGGTCTAATTAAACAAGTACCTGTTTTCGGCGGAGTATTAGGTGAAACAATACAGGCATTTGTAAATGTTGTCGACGGACAAATCGAAGTTTTTAGAGGACTTTCCAGCGTAGGTGTAACTTTTGGAGATAGCCTATTTGACACTCTTAGTGCATCTACAAGAGCAAACCTTGCACTTTCTACATTTACAGGCGTAATAAGTTCCAGTGCAACCAGTCTTGCTGTTCTAGAAGGAAGTGCAAATCGAGGTGCGAGAACTTTTAGAGATGTAAGTGCACAAGTGCAAGAGAATGCCAGAAACTTTGCAGCACTAGGTTTAACAGTAGAAGAGACTGCAGAGTTTCAAGCAGATTTTCTAGATATTCAAACAAGGCTGGGACAAGCTCAAGAAAGGAATGCAACTGTCCTGGGAAGACAAACAGTTGACTATATTAACAATCTCGACGAATTATCAAGATTAACCGGTAGACAAAGAGACGAAATATCTAAAAGTTTGCAACAGGAGACTCTGGATAGGCGAATCAGTGCATTGCTGACTACACTAGAGCCTGAAGCAAGGCGTCAACTGCAAACAATAACTCAGACTCTAGAAGCAAGATCACCTGAAGTTGCAGAAGCATTTAGAGAAATGGTTGCAACAGGAGGAGTGCCACTAAGTGAATTTGGCCAGGATCTACTGCGTACAAATTCAAGACTGGGAGAAATGGCAAGAGGACTTAGAGATGGGTCAGTTTCTGCAGAGCAAGTTATGGCAGAATTCCGTCGCACTGCTGATATTGCCAATAATATGGGCGATTCTCAAATGAGATTGTTTGCAACGACTGCTGCACTTGGTAACACAGTTGGTGCTGCTGTACTGGAAATGCGTGGTTTTACAAATATAGGCGAAGGTCTAAATGAAGTCCAACAAGAAAGACTAGATGCAGAAGAAAAAGGTGCTAATGCCTTGTTAGCATTTGATGCAGCGTTGCTACAAACTAGAAATGAGATTATTGGAAGGCTGATCGAGAGCAACGTGTTTTCTAGTCTAGAAAAGAGATTCGAAGGCCTAATGGCAAAAATATCCGACAACGGAGAATTCTTAGATAGATTAGCCAACGGCATTTCTGGTGTGATAAATTGGATAGACCAGTGGATATTTGGTTTAATAGCAGGCGAAAAGGATCTTGACGAAGTATTGTCTCACATAGGCGAAAAAATGTCCGATTTTTTTACAGCATTTTTCCAAAAAGGACTAGAAGCACTAGGCACAGCAATATCCAACATGTTTTCTGATGCCTCTAATCTAGCTAAAGCAGGCATTTTAGGCTTATTTGTGTCTCCTGTGTTAGTAAAAGCTGCAAGTGCAGCTATTGCTGGATTGTTTGCTAAAGCAGGAGCAGCAGGCGCAACAACAGCAGCAGCCGGCGGAAGAATGATCGGGCCTAGAGCAGGAGTAGGTTTAGGGGCTGCAACGGCTATCGGAGCTCAGTTTATTCCTTCAGAAGAACAGGGCGACAGTGGTGATATAGCTCGCTCTAGTTTAAGCATGGCTGGCACAGGAGCAATGCTAGGCGCAATGCTAGGTCCAAAAGGTGCCTTAATTGGAGCCGGCGTCGGCGGAGTACTAGGGCTAGGCACAGGAGCGTTCAGACGATTGACACGCGGTGCCGACGAAGCAGATGAACAAGTAGAAAAACTAGCAGAGTCTCATAAAAACCTTGCAAACGCAGAACCGGCTGATATAGATAGCCTCAAATCTCTAACCGAATTTACCCCAAAAATCAACAAACTCACACAGTCTATAGGTGGCTTTGAAAGCACATTCAATTCGCTAGATATCGATACTCTGAAAATTGACAATGCTAATCAATCTCTAGACAAGATGGTAGAAAAACTGGAAGAAATCAATAATCAATTACAGGGCGGAGATCAAGGATTTTTTGACAGATTAGGAAATCGAAACCAACCGACAGCAGGGGATGTTTTAACTGCCGATTCTGATCGAGATGAAAAACTAGAAGAAGTAAATAGGACACTGGTAGATATACTGGGTGTGCTAATGCAAACACATGATATCGACCGACGTCAACTAAATGCTACACGAGCAATGACAAACAATCTATACGCAGGATCCTAACACATGTCTTGGAAAAAGTATTTTAACCCCGTTAACACAGCAAATAACAAATCTGGAGAATTTTCTCCTCTGGGGGGCGGGTCCAGTTCCACAGTAGGACCTGCTAGTTCTAATTATAATTCATATCTTCCAGAAGTTTACATAGGATCACCCAACAGAATAGAAAGATACGGCCATTACAACACAATGGATCTTGACTCTGAGGTCAATGCTGCACTCGATATACTAGCAGAATTTTGCACTCAGGTAAACGAACAAAACGGAACTGCTTTTAGATTTAATTTTCACAAAACTGCTAGTAGCTCTGAAATACAAATTTTAAGCGAATATCTAAAGCAGTGGTACAAATTAAACAAGTTTGAAACCAGAATGTTTCGCATGATTCGCAACATATTCAAATACGGAGATCAGATTTTTCTTAGAGATCCTGAAACAAAAAAACTGTTTCATATTGAACCTGGTAAACTAAAAAGAATCATTGTAAACGAAAGCGAAGGCAAGATTCCAGAACAGTATATTGTGGATGATATTAACTTTAACTTTAAAAATCTTGTTGCAACAAAACCTCAACGAACAACAGGCAACATCTATGGCGGAGGCTCGGGCTATCTGCAGGGCGGAGCAAGAGGCTTAGCAGGCGATGCTCCCACACAAGCAGGATCACGGTTCCAGTTGGATGAAAAAGAAACTGCTGTGGATGCTAAGCATATTCTGCATCTTTCTCTGTCAGAAGGCCTAGACCCAAATTACCCGTTTGGAAATTCTCTGCTGGAAACTGTTTTCAAAGTCTACAAGCAAAAAGAACTGCTGGAAGATGCTATTATAATCTACAGAGTGCAACGTGCTCCTGAAAGAAGAGTATTTTATGTTGACGTAGGTAATATGCCCCCTCACCTTGCTATGCAGTTTGTGGAAAGAGTAAAAACCGAAATTCATCAGCGAAGAATTCCTTCTGCAACAGGTGGTGGACAAAATGTTATTGACAGTTCTTATAATCCTCTTTCTATTCATGAAGATTATTTCTTCCCCCAATCCGCGGAGGGAAGAGGATCCAAAGTTGAAACACTGCCAGGAGGCACAAACCTTGGTGAGATAGACGATCTAAGATATTTTACTAACAAACTGGTACGCGGGTTAAGGATACCGTCTTCCTATTTGCCCACAGGAGCAGAAGAAAGTGCCACAAGTTACAACGATGGCAGAGTTGGCACAGCTTATATTCAGGAACTGAGATTCAATACCTACTGCGAAAGGCTTCAGGGCCTTGTAATAGAAGGACTAAATGAAGAATTCAAACGATACTTGTTGGAAAAAGGTGTAAACATAGACACAAACATGTTTGACCTGGCATTTGAACCGCCTCAAAACTTTGCTAGTTATCGTCAAGCAGAACTTGATAACTCAAGAGTACCAACCTTTGGTCAGATGAGTGCTATACCATATATTTCCAATCGATTTGCTCTTAAGAGATTCCTTGGTTTAACAGACGAAGAAATAGCAGAAAACGAAAAGCTCTGGCGTGAAGAAAACGATGATGCAGTTGATATTGCACCTAGCGACGCAGAAGCAGAAATGCGAAGTGCCGGAATTAGCAGTGCAGGCCTGGAGGGCGATCTGGAAGGCATGGAAGACGAAGCACCACCGGAAGAAGGCGAGTTCGGCGGTGACGCAGAAGGCCCAGGGACTGCAACAGGCGAAGAACTAGGCGGCGGCGATGCAGGAGGAGAAAGCGACTAAGCTAAATACTGCTATGATATTGCGTGAACTTTTTTACTTTGATAGACAAACGATGGAACCAGGTGAAGACGAACGTTATTCTCCTGAATACGACGATTCTGTAGTAGATCTAGATGATGTAAGAAAGACACGTCTTACTCTGCGTCAAATCAACAGAGTTCGCAAAAGTGCAGAATTGCATACTCAGGAAAAAGAAAAAGAGCTGGTTTTTGTTAGACAAATGTACGGACTAGCTGCTCAGGCTGAACAAGGCATGATCTAATGCCTAAAATTGACAAAGGTCAATACTCAAAAGCCGAATGGCAGAGAATTAAACAGCAGCGACGCATACAAAAAACCCTTCCCAAATCCAATCAGTCTCCAAAAACATCTTATGAGTACAAAACAGCATTTGTGCTAGGCAATGGTGTCTCAAGAAAACCTGTGGATCCTGAAGATATACAGCAGTACGGAACAACCTATGGATGTAATGCTCTGTATCGATCCTTTTCCCCTGATTATCTGGTAGCAGTAGATGTGAAAATGATAGCAGAAATCAACAAGCACGGTTATCAGCACAATCACGAAGTTTGGACAAATCCAAACAAATCCTACAAGGCAATGAAAAATTTAAACTTTTTTCATCCAGCAAAAGGCTGGAGTTCAGGACCAACTGCATTATGGCTTGCAAGTCAGCACGGTTATTCAAGAATTTTCGTATTAGGTTTTGACTATCAGGGACTGGAAGAAGGCAAACGATTTAATAACATTTACGCAGACACTGTTAATTATAAAAAAAGTCGTGACCCTGCAACCTTCTATGGAAACTGGTTACGTCAGACCAGAACCGTCGTAAAAGATCATCCGGACATACAGTACATTAGAGTAATACAAGCAGATAATTTTTGTCCTGATGAACTAAATAGATTTGATAATTTTAAAACAGTTTATATTGAAGATTTCCAAAAAATCTTTGATCTTACCTAAAATCACACCAAAAAGGCTCATTTTGAGCTGAAATCCCCACGGTTTTTGTGCATATGTGTAAATAATAATGACAGCCTATCATAGGTACTACATTTATAGGAGTAAAAAATGAATAAATTTGAAGAAATGCTTGAGCGTCTTATCAATGAAGACAAGGCAGGCGCAGAAGAACTTTTCCACGAAATTGTGGTAGAAAAATCCAGATCAATCTATGAAAATCTACTAGCAGAAGATTACGAAGAAGACGAAGAAGTTGAAGAAGCTGATCACGACGACGAAGACGACGAGGACGACGAAGAAGTTTCCGAAGACTTTGACCTAGACGAATTTGAAGTTGCCGATGAAGATCCAATGGCTGCAATGGGCGGTGACGAAACTGACGAGCTCGAAATGGACATAAGCATGGACGACGAAGGCAGCGAAATGGACACGGACATGGACATGGACGACGAAGGCGAAGAAGAGCTAGAGGATCGTGTTGTTGACATTGAAGATGCTCTAGACGAACTAAAAGCTGAGTTCGAAAAAATGATGGGTGACGAGGAACCCACAGACGACGCCGACGACGAAGGCGAAGAAATGGACATGGACATGGAAATCGACGCCGAAGACGACGAAGACGAAGACATGGACATGGACGACACGGACGACGAAGCAGAAAAAGAATCCTTTGATCCCACTGACCAAGTTGCTACTATGCGTGAATACGTAGAAAAAGTCACTGCCAAAATGGGAGACGACGGCGTTCAAAAACAAAGCACAGTAGCAGGCAAGAACGATATGGGAGGCACTGCCGCTAACATTGCTCGTGCTGACACAGAAAATGGCGTCGAAGCAAACAAAGGCAACCTAAAAGGTTCTGCACTAAGTGATCAGAACGCCAAAGAAGAAAACATGGGAAATGTTAATGTTCCAGGCGGCAAAGCTTCAAAATCAATGAAGAATCAGCCAAAAGGCCACGGAGCAGAAAAGAAAGGTTCAGGTGAAACTGCTGACAACAAGCAGTCTACACTAAGAGCCAGAAAATAAGGAAACAGGATGACAACTGCTTTAAGAGAACAGCTATCCTTTGATCAAGCAGGCATTGTTGTTGAGAATGCCAATGAAGGCAAAGACCTCTATATGAAAGGAATTTGCATTCAGGGCGGGGTAAGAAACGCTAACCAGCGTGTTTATCCTGTAAATGAAATTGGTAGAGCTGTCAAAACCCTTAACGACCAGATTGGCGGAGGGTATTCTGTGCTCGGCGAAGTAGATCATCCAGAAGGTCTTACTGTAAATCTAGATCGTGTCAGCCACATGATTACAGAAATGTGGATGGATGGATCAAATGGTTATGGCAAGATGAAGATTTTACCAACCCCTATGGGACAACTAGTAAAAACCATGCTGGAAAGCGGCGTGAAACTGGGTGTTAGCAGCAGGGGTTCAGGTAATGTAAGCGAAGACGGTCGCAACGAAGTAAGTGATTTTGAGATCATTACTGTTGACGTTGTAGCTCAACCAAGTGCTCCAGGGGCTTATCCAACGCCTATTTATGAGCATCTTATGAATGCCCGAGGAGGGTATAAGGCTTATGAACTTGCACAGGCAACTAGACAAGACCCCAAGGCACAAAAATATCTAAAAGAATCGTTGATTAATATAATCAACAGACTCCAATAACAGGAGAAAATATATGTTGGACGCACTAAAAACACTATTTGAAAACGACGTAGTTTCCGAAGACGTGCGTGCCCAAATCGAAGAAGCTTGGGAAACCAAGGTCAAAGAAAACCGTCAGCAGGTAACTGCTGAACTGCGAGAAGAGTTTGCACAGAAGTACGAACACGACAAGCAGACTATGGTTGAAGCAGTTGACCAAATGGTTTCTGAGCAACTTGCATCTGAAATTGAAGAGTTTAAGGAAGACCGCAACCAGCTTGCTGAAGCAAAAGCCAAATATGCAGTAAAAATGCGTGAAAACGCAGACCTGCTAAAGACTTTTGTGCAAAAACAGCTTGCTAACGAAATTTCAGAACTACATCAGGATCAAAAAACAGTTGCTGAAAAGTTCAGTACACTGGAAGATTTTGTTGTGGAGGCACTGTCTAAGGAACTATCAGAATTCTACGAAGACAAGAAAGATCTTGCAGAAACCAAGGTTAAGCTTGTTAGAGAAGCAAAAGAAAAATTTGCAACTCTGCAGAAGAATTTTGTTAAAGAAAGTGCTCGCTCAGTATCTCGAGCAGTTGAAAAAGGTCTTACCAAAGAAATTTCTCAGCTCAAGGAAGATATCGAAGCAGCACGCAAAAATGATTTTGGACGCAGACTATTTGAAGCATTTGCTAGTGAATACACCACAAGCTATCTCAATGACAAGTCCGAAACTTCCAAGCTAATGAAAGTAGTTGATACAAAAGATCAACAGCTTGCAGAAGCAAAAGCTCTTGCAGCAAAAGCTCGAAAGCTTGCGGAAAAGCAGAAGCAGGAAAACAAGCGTATTCTTGCAGAAGCACAGAGAAAAGAAACAATTAATGATCTAGTTGCTCCTTTATCCAAGGATCAAAAAGACATTATGACAGACTTACTGGAAAGCGTTCAAACGCCAAAGCTACGCTCAGCGTTTGATAGGTACCTACCGGCAGTGATTGACGGTAATACTCCAGCGAAGCAGAAGGCACCTCTTACAGAAGGCAAAGAAATAACAGGCAATCGTGATGAGTCAGTCACACAAAAACAAGCAAACGACGGTAACGTAGTAGATCTTCGTCGTTTAGCAGGAATAAACTAAGGAGATATTCAAATGTCAGAACTACTAGAAAGTCGCTGGCAGGACACCAAGAAAGCACTCATGGAAGGCCTAAACGGTAACAAGGCCAAGATCATGGAGACTACACTTGAGAACACACGCAAGTACTTGTCAGAAAGTGCTACAGCGGGTGCTACTTCTGCCGGTAATGTCGCAACTCTAAACAGAGTTATCCTACCAGTCATTAGACGTGTTATGCCAACCGTTATTGCTAACGAGCTAGTTGGTGTTCAGCCTATGACCGGTCCAGTTGGACAGATTCACACACTGCGTGTACGTTATGCTGATTCAGTAGACGTAGCCGGAGGAACGTCCACAACTGCTGGTGAAGAAGCACTGTCACCATTCAAGATTGCTGAAGCCTACTCTGGTAATGAAGCAGATCCAGCATCAGCTGCTGCTACTTCAAGCCTAGAAGGTCAGCCAGGTAACAGACTCAGCATACAGATCTTGAAGCAAACTGTAGAAGCCAAAACTCGTAAGCTCAGTGCACGCTGGACTTTCGAATCTGCACAGGACGCTCAAAGCCAGCACGGCATTGACGTTGAAGCAGAAGTAATGGCTGCTCTTGCTCAGGAAATCACTGCTGAAATTGACCAGGAAGTTCTTGCTTCTCTCAATAACCTAGCAGGCACAGCAAGCGAAACTTACGATCAGAGCGCAGTATCTGGTACTGCTACTTTCGTTGGTGACGAACACGCTGCTCTAGCTGTTCAGATCAACAGAGTAAGCAACCTCATTGCTCAGCGTACACGTCGTGGTGCAGGTAACTGGTGTGTGGTTTCACCATTCACTCTTACTATCCTGCAGAGTGCAACTACATCTGCATTTGCACGTACCACTGAAGGTACCTTTGAAGCACCAACCAATACCAAAATGGTTGGTACACTCAACAATGCAATGAGAGTGTATGTTAACACATATGCAAGAGATAACTCACCTGTATTGGTTGGTTATAAAGGCTCAAGCGAGAGTGATGCAGCAGCATTCTACTGCCCATATATTCCGCTAATGAGCTCAGGCGTTGTATTGGATCCAAGCACATTCGAGCCGGTTGTCAGCTTTATGACACGTTATGGCTACGTTGAGCTATCCAATACTGCTAGTTCGTTAGGTAACGCAGCAGATTACCTCGGTAAAGTTGCTATCCAAAACGCAGACGTTAGCTTTAGCTAATAGAATATTTTTATATTCGGAATAGGGCCTTCGGGCCCTATTTTTTTGACTTTTGTACATACATAATATATACTAAAAAGCAAAGGCATGTAATGAAAGACCAAATACTAGAGATAGTTGAACAACATCCAAAACAATTTTCTCAAATAATAAAAAGAGACAAACAGTTGTATTCTTGCATAAAAGATTCTCATGGGGACTCAATTGCAGAAAAAGCATATAATACTGTTTATCACGAGTCACAAATTTGCAAAAATAATTCGCACAAAAAGTTTCGATCTTTTCGGCAAGGATACGGGTTTTGTGGTTCCAGTAAACAGTGTGCATGTGCAAGAGAATCTGTAAGTCAAAAAGTTTCTGCAGCAAAACAGTCTTATACACCGAATCAAAAAAACTTAATCTCAGAGAAAAGACAGGAAACAAATTTAAAAAAATATGGTGTTGCTAACACAGCGCAAACCGAAACCGCAAAGGCCAAGCATGCAGAATTCTATGCTGATCAATCAAAAGTAAACACAGCAGTTGAACAAGCAAAAAAAACAAAATTGCTAAAATACGGCAATAGCACATATAATAATGCAAAAAAAATCAAACAAACCTGGCAAGAAAAATATAGTGATTCGTACTGGAACAACTTTTACCCGGACAAAGAACTCGAAACACTAGCAGACAAAAATACACTACTGGAATTATATAAACAAAAAAGCATACCAGAAATTGCACAACATTGTAATGTACACATTCAAACTGTGTACAAATATCTCAACAAGCACAAATTGAGAGATCCGTTTTCCAGTTCTGAAGAAACAGAAGTTGTGAAATATTTGCAAAGCTTGGGCATTCAAAATATTGTTCGCAATACAAGAAAATTACTTCCAAGCAGAAAAGAAATCGACATTTATTTGCCTGATTACAATCTAGCGATTGAATACAACGGAGTGTATTGGCATCATGAAGACGTGGACCATATAACAAAATCATATCACGCAGACAAGTTTCAGGAATGCGAAAATCTGGGAATACAGTTAATAACAATATTTTCAAATTTTTGGAAATCTCAGCCAAACAGGGTAAAGCAGATATTAAGAAATAGGTTAGGAATCGATGCACAAAAAATCTATGCTAGAAACTGTTCGATAGAGTACATTACAACAAAACAAGCAAAAACATTTTTCCAGCAAAACCACATACAAGGATATTCTGTATCCAGTGTTAGATTGGGTTTGTTTGAAAAAGATCAACTAGTTGCTGCAATGACGTTTTCTAGGCCACGAACCGGAATCGGAAAGTCAGAAAAAGGCTGGGAATTAGTGAGATTTGCATCAAGCACAAGAGTAGTAGGAGGTGCTAGCAAACTATTGCGTCACTTTATAAAAGATTATTCTCCAGAATGTGTGATTTCTTATTCGGACAATGAATGGAGCAATGGAAACCTTTACAAGACACTAGGCTTTGACTTAGAAAGTAATATTCCTGCTAGTTACTGGTATCTCAAACCCAGAGAAGAACGATTTTATCATAGATATAATTTTGCAAAACACAAACTTGTAGAAAAAGGGCATGACGCAACGCTAACAGAACGCGAGATAACAAGACAGATTGGACTGTTAAAAGTATGGGATTGCGGCAAAAAGAAATGGAAATTAAATTGCAAACTGTGAAAAACCGATGTTGTGGTCCTGCTAATAAATGTATATAAGCGAAGCAGAAAATCTTTTTCGTGCAGGTTACAGAAGGTTTTGGACATGTGGTAATCTGGTGTTTGAAAAACAGATCCGATAAATAACTTTTTACAAGGACCAGTTGATGTTTATCAGTGTGGAACAAACTGTGGATCAGACTCTGCCAAAATCAGTGGTATCTGCATGCAATCAGGTTACTATAACTCATCTTCCTGGTAATTCTCTCACAGCAACTGTAGACACAGTTAAAAAAATTCATGATCAAGCAGGTGTTCCTGTAGCTGTCCCTCATATTGCAGCCCGAAACCTACAAACTGAAGCAGAACTTATAAATGCCTGTATAGCATTTGCAGAAGAAGGAGTAAAAACTGTTCTCATTGTAGGCGGAAATTCAAAAAAAGGCCCAGTGTACTCTAGTGTGTACCAAATTTGCAATGTGCTGAAAGACTTTCAATTTAGGAAGATATGCGGAATATATCCTCAACAGGAAACTCCAAAACAAGTAAAAGACAAAAAACTATCAAATTTCAGTCAGGGTATTACTCAGTTCTGTCTCAAGCCCAGTCTGCTGCGACCATTTGCGGATAGTTCACTCATAGGCGTGCCATCCGAGTGCTCTACTCGTGCCTTGTTGAAGTATGCCAAACTGTGCGGAATTGCCAATTCTGCTAAGACTGCTGTGCAAAATCTACAGGGCGTAAGATTTCTGACTCTGACAGGATTTGACACAGCCCGGTTTGTATCCACAATAGGCTGTAATAGCATACACATATACAACTTTGGAAAGATAGAATCCACTGTTCGTTCTCTTGCCAAATAGGCCGATCGGATAAATACATTGTCTATAAGTGTGCCGCAAGGCGGACTTATGCTGTACCCACAGCGTAGCGGCTAGAACCCGCATCGGACTTCTAACCAAGGAGAAAACAAATGGGTAGACCACTATCAAGAAAAATGTTCGGACCGATTGACAGAGATGAAACCACAGTACCTGATGTTCCAACCCCGCCAAGTCTGGACGGCGAAGACCAGAGAGGCATTGACACAACCGGCAATACACAGGAATATCGTCAGGGGTTTAACATGCCTGTAGAAGCTGCAAGAATTACTGGCGGAACAGTTGACGAAAACCAGGATGGCGATGATACAACACCTTTTGTACTACGACAAAGAGCTGCACGGAGATTTCTCGTACGAACAGCAGACGGCGACGGAGTATGCAAACTTGTAAGCGGCGAGTCTGCACTAGAAGAAGGTGAAATGGTTCTCAAAGGATTCGTTGACGATGCAGGATCTGGTGTAGCACTTAGAAAAATTTCCGGAAGAAAAGTCTATGACTTTGAATCTCGTGCTTATACCTGGTTTGTTGCAGGAGACGGCAGTTCTCTGGAAAACAGAATTGTACTCACAGCAATATAATTTCTAGGGGATGAAATACTCCCCTTGTTTTTAAGGACATGTAATGCCAAAGTATCTTAGAGCTTATGATTCCGATTATGTAATAGCGTCACAAGCAGGCGGCAAAATTCGTCTTGACACTGGCGACCTAGAAGGCACAGTCATAGTTACAGGCGACCTTGATGTCAAAGGCACAACAACAGAAATAAGCTCAACAGAAGTCACAATCGAAGACAATATCATTGTTTTAAGTTCAGGAACTACAGGTCCTGGACTACCTGCTGGACCGCCCGTAAATGGCCAGAGCGGCTTCGAGATTGACAGAGGTGCAGATGCCCTATCAGTTAGATGGATCTACGACGAAAATGTATCCTGGCAACTGGGCGGCCTTACTAGTAGCCAGCTAGATGTTGGTACTTTTTATGCAGAAGCAAACGGTCAGAAATTGCCTCTTAATACTCCTGGTATTGTTGCCGGGGGCACTCTTTTTGTAGACACAGGTGCTAGTGTGATTTCTGTAACGGGCACAGCAAATTACGAAGAAAAAGTATTCAATTATGTAAGCGGCGAACTAGTTCCAGATGCAAATGGCAATTTAATTATCGACGACGATCATATTCCAAACGCAAAAGCAGTTGTTGATCTTGTAGATTTTAATTTTCTAAACCGAGGACAGGCTTTTATTGAACAAGGCGACACTCGAGTTAGCGCAATAGACGAAACTCACGTACTAGAAAGCATTATTTCTATCACAAACTCTGGAAACGGATCTACAGTAATTCAAACACAAGGCCCGCACGGATTTACAGATCAAGATTCTGTTAATATTTCTGGTATACAAGCTAACGGCGATCCTTTAGAAAATCTAAATCAAAACAATATAGCTATTATAGAAACTATAACCGATACTACCCTAAGGTTAGATGTCGAAGTTGAAGGTGCTAATGTAGAAGCATATATAGAAGGTTCTGGCACAATTGAAAAAGTAGGAGCATCTCAAAGCAGAGTAGAAATACAAGTTGACGGTTCAAACATTGCAGATTTTTTCGAAAACAGCTTCAGAGTAGCTGATTTTGAAATACAAGCAAATACTATATCTACAACAGACACAAACGAAGATCTTGTGTTAACTGCTCCCGGAACAGGAAGTGTACAAATAGATGATATACTAGAGCTAAAAACTGCTCCTTGGGACAGCGATCCTAACAATCAGCCCGCAAGTGTTCAAGATGGTATAAAATTATATGCTGCAGACGAAAGCACAGGCAAGACAGGTTTATTTTATGTAAATAGCAGTGATACTAGAGACGAGATTGCAAGCAAAAATCGTGCACTGCTTTTTTCGATGTTATTTTAAGGTATAAAACATGGCAATAGAAAATGCAAGATTAGAAACTACTCAGAAAGATGTTCTTGTTGTTCCTGCAGGAAAAACATTTGCAATTACAAATATTCTAGTGTGCAACACAGATACTCAAAACGAAGCAAGCTTTGACATGCATTTTATCAAAGCAAACCAAGCGTTAAACAACAAAATTACAGCAGTAGTTAGAGATCTAACACTGCCCGCAACTGAAACATTTACATTTGATTCTGAAAGAATTGTATTAGAGGAAGGCGACAAGCTTAGTTTTGTTGCTTCACCTGACACAGGATCAGGTTTTACAGACCTAGCAGTTACAGTGAGTTATTTGGAAGTATAAATGAGGCTGCTAAAAGCACAAAACACAAATCTAAGAAACATCTATGGCAAAGGCGTAAAGTATGATGTTGATGCTCAAGTTATAATTAATAGTGCCCGTGCTGTTAAAGTTCCTGCAGGCAGCGAAAGCGAAAAACCAGGAGCCTCAGGAATAGATACTGCTCCTGTAGAAGGCCATCTTCGTTTTAACACAGACTCAAACGAATTCGAACTATATCAAAATAGTGCCTGGCGAAAAATGAGATTCAAAGAGCCAAATCAAAACCCAGGTATTACTCAACAGAATCTAGGCAACGGAGACGCAGACGAAACTGTGTTTGGTCCTCTAGACTCGGGCGATCCTGATTTTCCAGTACCGGATGCTGCACAAAATGTGCTGGTATTTGTAGAAAACGTGTTTCAAATTTCTCAAACCAACTATACTCTAGAACAAAGTTCTGGAGGTAATTTAACAGGCCCTAATGCTCCGTATGCCGATGGCTGGTATATAAAATTTTCCTCTGCTCCCGATCTAGGTAAACCAATTACCGTACTACATAACTTTGACAAATAATCCATAAATACTTAACAGGGGATCATTATGGCTCAAGTTGGTAGGATATCAGGACCACTTCTTTTTGCAAATCTCGAAAGAAACGGCATTGATCTTTCTTTTAGAAACACAGTTTCTCAAGAACCTCTTGTATTTCTTGATGTAAACAATAACACTGTAGGTATAAACAGAGACACTGCTTCGCATGAAGTTGATATAACAGGTGTTTCTAGAACAGACAACTTGATATCTAATAGTCTAGCAATACCAAATTTTAGTATCGACAATAATACTATTTCAGCAACTGTTGGTAACATCGTTTTAGATAGCAATACTGCTGTAAGATTTTCTGCCTTTGCGACTGATAGTTTAGAATTAGACGAAAATTCTATTTCTAGCACAACAACAAACGAATCAATCGAAATATCGCCCAGCGGAAACGGAGCAGTAAATATAAACTCTAACCTAAATGTTTTTGGTAATATTTTTACACCCGGCAANGTTACTCTAGAAGGCAATATAACATTCGGTAATGAACTAACCGAAGATACTGTTGATTTTTCCAGCGAACTAAACAGCAATATTATTCCCAAGCAGAGCAACGAGCACAGTCTAGGCAGAGCAGACAAGACTTGGAAAGATGTTTATACAAGATTTGTTAACGGCGAAGCTGTTGTTACTGATGACATAATTTCAGGAGAAATAGATTTTGCTCTTAGACAAGGCAGAATTATATATGTAGACACAAACGGTGATGATACGAACACAGGAACACACAAGCAAGATCCTGTTAGAACAATTAAACAAGCACTTTCTCAAGCAACAGAATCAGAAACAGAACCTCTTGTGATATTTGTAAGTTCGGGAAAATATCTAGAAGAATTACCTCTAGAAGTTCCTAACAGAGTTTCCGTAATAGGAGAAAACATAAGAAACACAATTGTTAAACCTGCAGCAGGATTCGAAAACTCAAATGTGTTTCTTCTTGATGGCGATACTACTGTACAAGATATAACTGTAAAAGATTTTTTTGATGGATATGCTTTTTCTTATAGACCAAATGCACAGGTAATAGGTAGATCTCCTTACATACAAAATATAAGTGTTATTACAAAAGGCTCTACGACCACCCTAGATGATCCTAGGGGGTATCAAGCAGGTGACGCAGGCAAAGGTGCATTAGTAGACGGTTCAGTAGTAGACAGCTCTGTGATCAATCCTTCGATGCTGTTTAGTCAATGTACATTTATCACGCCAGGCGTGACTGCCCTTGAAGCAAAAAATGGTGTAAGAACAGAATGGTTATTCTGTTTTACATATTTTGCAAGCACGGGTATTCTAGCAGAAACAGATGTAGAATTAAGGGCAATGAGCTGTGCAAATGTGTACGGAGAAAAAGGCGTAGTAGCGGACGGTGCTGACTGTGTTTTATATTTGATTAGTCATAACTTTGCATATATTGGTTCAGAATTTTCTACAGATAACGATAGAACACAAACCGTAACAGAAAACGAAATTACAGAGTTAAACGGTGCAAGAGTATTTCATAATTCTATAGATGAAACAGGCACCTATAAAATCGGTTCGGATTTTTTTGTAGATTTTGAAACAGGGCAGACTACACTTGACGTAGACGACGTTAATGTAGATTCTTTTACCCAACTAAACTTTACAAGCGGAAATAGTGAGACATTTGTTGATGCAAATGTAGTCGAAACCGGCCTACTTCGATTTGCTCAAAACAATCTAACAAGTGTATCTGGAGATATCAATCTAAACACGCAGGGCATTCTTGCTGTAAATCCTTCTGTTTCAATTAGCAAGGAACTTGATGCAGTTAATGCTGAATTTAATTCAAATATTGTGCTAGGATCTTCTTCAACCGACGAAGCAGTGTTTAATTCAGATATTGCAAGTTCAATAATTCCTGCAACAGCAAACACATATGATCTAGGATCTGTAGCACAAGAATGGAACGTTCTTTTTACAAATCGAGTATACACTCAAGACATTTTAATACAAAATAATTTTATCGAAACTCGCACGACAAATACAGATCTAGAATTACAAGCAAGCGGTTTGGGAAAAATAACCACTGATAGATTTGTGCTTTTTGGCCAAAATGCAAGTGTACAAGGTACAATCAGTTTCACCGGTACAAATGTAAATGTAATTGAAACTAACGTACAAGCAGATATCGAGGTCGCAGGAAATTTTTCAATTTCTCAAAATTTGGATATAAACAATTCACTAGATACAACTAGTTCCGTTCAGTTTGAAGATATCTTGTTTAATAACAATTTTGTTACTACAACAAGATCAAATTCTGACCTAGAACTAAGAGCAAATCAAACTGGTAAAGTACTGATACCAACAAATTCAATTGCGATAGCAAATAACATTTCAGTAAACGACATACAATCAAACAACAATATAGATATTGATTTTTCTGTAACTTCACCTAATTTTGTCGTTTCTGATATACAATTTCTGAATAATAATGTTTCTACAGAAAATATCGATTTACAATTAACTGCACAAGGGACAGGCGAAGTTAACCTTGAGAATGTTAGCATAAATTCAAATACTGTAAGAACCGATAACGACATTGTTTTAAAACCAAACACAGTGCTAAAAATCAACAGTTCTGCATCTTTACAATTACCAACAGGAGACGGATCTTACTCGGGTTTCCAAGGTAATTTAAGATTTGACACAGACAACAATTTATTCGAAGCATATAATACAGTTAGAATAACTTTTGGCGGAGTATTTTCTGACGATAGAAATACGTCTGTAACAGCCACAAATACAACTGAAACCGTTGAATTAAAAACAAATAACATTCTAGCAGGAATTGTTACTGCTACCACTTTAAACATTCCTAAAATAGAAGTTGACGATGTCGTGTTTGATAATAATGTCATAGAAACCAAAAACAACAACGATTTAATTTTAGATAGAAACGGAACAGGCAAATTGATAATAGGCAACTTGAGTATCGGTTCAAACGTTTTTGAAAATACAGCCGCTGACTTATATAATTTAAGTGGTTCTAATTTAGGCTATGCTAAATTTAATGCAACTACTGGATTGGTACTGCCGCAAGGCACAACTGCAGAACAAGATCC